TTTGATTACCATATTTAAAGAAATCAGGTGATGCAGAGGTTGTATTACCATCCAATCTATAGTTCAATGTATATACACCACTCGTACCATATGGTGCAATATCTTTTATTGTATTGAAAAATCTACGATCACCAGCATATCCAGAATGCCACACTGACGCAACGCGAATCAAAAACTCTCTCGTATATGCATACGCACTAGTGTCAACATGAAAACTATTGGGATCATTCCATACAGGCCATTTACCAAGATTTTCGCAATCATCTCGACACATAAATTGATCATGCTTATCGTAAATATTGCGAAGACTATATGCCCATGCAAGGTTTTCTTTTTGTATTGTGTCAACAAGCCTTTCAACATGATCTGGTTCGTACCAGTTATCTTGATCGAGGAAAAGAACAATATCTTCATTTACTAGATGTGAAAAGCCAGCGTAAACACGATGACCATAGAATCCATCACCACCAGTATTGTGTTTTAGATACACAACATCCTTTGGTTGCATATATGGATCTCTGTCAACAAATAGGTCATCGAATTTCGGTTTGAACTTGTTTCCATCAACAACCACGAGATAGTTCGTATCTTTATAGGTTTGGTTCTCAACGCTTTTAATTGCATCGAGAACCTTTTGATCACCGGTTGTTGGTATGATGACTATTGCTTTCATATCAGTAGTTCATCGGAAATGGTGCAACGGTACACCAATGACTGTCTCTTCTTATCGGTATCGCACCATATAGTCTTGGTTGATGTAACTTACCATCAGTGTACAATCTTAGAAGCGTATCATAACACTTCTTGTAGTCTAGATCTGACCAAGATGTTTCCATACTGGCGGGGTTGCTGTGGTATGTTCTTGCCACCTCAGCAACATGTTGTTCGTTTTCGATCAGTGTTCGACCGACAACCACTTCTACCGTATTATAATTGATCTTACCTTTGACAATATCACGAACGCAGCGTGAAACCGAGAAACCAATGTATCTCATGACAAAACTCCTTAGTTTCAATAAAGTATACTTGATTACTTTCTGTAAATCAAGTCTTTTATTACAACACTATTTATCTTGCTCGTAATATGATTTAGTGCTGCCTGAGGGTCGCATGTGCCGCACATGAATATGTCAACGGCCGCATAGTTTTTCTCAGGCCATGTATGAATACTGATATGACTTTCAGCTAATACAATGACACCAGTTATGCCATAACCTTCACCAAAATGGTGAAAGTGATCGCTCAAAACAGTGGCACCAGATATCTTGGCTCCATCAACCAAGAGTTCTTTCCAGAAATCGATGGAGCCAAGAAGGTCAGCAGATACATCATGTAAATCGGCAATAACGTGCCGACCCATATATGATACACCACTCATCTCTCATGCCTGTCTTTCAACATAATTGACAGTGATCTGCTTGGGCATAAAAAACTCAATGATCTGATCTCTGACAACGTCACGATCATAAGGCTTGCATGAGAATACATCAATGTATGCATCACCTGAATCGTCACAAAAATGTGCACAGATATTACTGGTCTCGATCAACTGTACCAGTGTATATCCTTGTTTATCATCCTCTCCGAAATGTACAATCTGAGGCTCGCCATAAGCTTTCATATCAATGGCTTTTACAAGGCTTTTTGCAAAGTTGTAGATATTATCATAACTCTTGATCAAATCCGTCTTACATGAACGGCAGTCAAGCATGGTGTGATAACCCCAGTATTGTTCCATCAAAGTATCCTTTCTAGATAGAAAGTCACCGTGAGCACAATACCCACGGTGACTGGTTGATAATAAAAGTAAGTGAGAGTATTTATACGAAGTTATTCTTGAAGAAGTGTCTTTTTTGAATTGCTCAAAGAAATCTTTCTAGACTTTTTACTCTCAGGAATAACATTTTCGAGTTCAATCGCAAGCATTCCATCGACGAGTTCAGCCGACTTTACGACTACCGTATCAGCGAGAGTAAAATGACGGGTAAAGTTACGAAGAGCGATGCCACGATGATAATAGCTCTTATTACTGGTTTCTTCATCCTTCTTCGCATTCCCTTGAATTGTCAGTTTGTTATCTTCAAGTGTGATATCAATCTCTTCCCTCTTGAATCCAGCAACAGCCAGCTCAATTACATACCTATCATCACCAATTTTGGCAATGTTGTATGGTGGAAATGTAGTCAATACCTTTTCTGGCAAGTTCATCGCCTCATCCAATGTCGATAGCAATCTATCGAAACCAACAGTAGAAGGAAGCAGATTACGACCAAAAGAATATGTTAGTGTCATGTGTAACTCCTTTTCAGCAAGTTAAAATAAAGATGACCCATGGTGGCATCATCTATCATTATATAGTATTGGCGGTTATGTTTGTCAAGTGCCCGTGGAACCAAAACCGCCTTTTCTATTGGTATCATCACGGGATGGCAATTCTGTAGTGACCTCAAAAATGGCTCTATTGATCCTGACCAGCTCGCCTTGACAAATGCGAGAAAGATTGGGCACGGTTATATTCTTAGCCGAGATATTGGTCAACATCACAAAGGTCTCCAGCACATAATCCGAGTCTATTATACCTTGAGCGTTTGCTAAAGTCAAGCCGTCTTTAAGAGACATTCCTGACCTTGGATGCAGCCTGACCGACCACTCTTTGGGAATGTCAAAAATGATTCCTGTTGGCGATAACACTCTTTCTCTTGGACAAATAATGATACCACCATCATTACTCAACAACCTTGAGAACTGCTTACCATTCTCATCATGACCTGTGACAGACATCACACCATATGTGCAAAGATGAATGTCAAAACATGCTGCATCATTAGTTGAATATACGGGCGCAGGAACATCGGGATGTTTCTTGAAGTATTTCAATTTTGTTGGCATAATAAAATCACCTTTCTTATTCGGTTTCAATTCTCTTCTTTCCAATGTTATATTTCGCTACCAGTTGCCACTCATGCTTATCTTTGAATGGTAATATCTTGATTTGATTCAATGGACAAATAGGATCTGTTGTTTTATCTGGTTTCGCTAAACCTATCAAACCCCATTCTGCCAAAAGATTTGTTATTGAGTTTCTTCTTGCTATATCGCCTTCAGAGAAGTTAGTTGGTTTACCATCTAATGCAAATAGTTCTTTGAAGTGTGCAATATAGTATTTGCCTTGTTTATGAAGAATATGACAAGATTGATACAATGTTTGATCTTTTTTAGAAGCAACACCAATGCGTGTCAATGTTTCTTTCACTTTTAGGAAGTCATCACGCTCTTTCAGCGTCACCTCCACCATGTCTTCTATGCTCCACATTATCTGCTCCACCCTTTTCGGTTTTTTTAGTTATATACTCAAGTTGATCAGGAGACAGAATACGAAGAGCGTCAAGAGCTTTGGCATTATTAATTTGATAATATTCTTTGACAGCATCTAACACATCATTCTTATCTTTCTTGATCCAAGGTTGAAACTTTCGTTTCATACCCCGTATACTATTTATGTAAAAATGATATTGTAGAATATTATCAATATTTGGTAACCTATTCATTTCATTGGCAAATAATATACAATCCACATGATTCGATAAAGCGCGATTGACCACAAATGGCTTATAGTTTTCTGCAAACTCTTGATCATTGGATAAATCTTTCTTTGTTACAAGAATTGAATGAATAATGTCTTTGAACAAATCCATCACTTATACTCGCATTCAACCATTATTTGTGTCAAACAAGCAACTAAATTGATCTCTTGATCCGCAACAAATGCTGCTTTATATTGATATTCAGCCAAAATGATAACAGCTTGAGGTATCGAATCGGGCTTCATATTATCGTACAATGCATCATAAATCAAACGAAAAACCGTATTCGGATCCGCATCAATGTTTGATCCTACCCACTTACGCATTGATGTATAATCTTTAGCCTTCAAGAAATCAATCAACTTAGTCAAACTTACATCTGCGACTTGTGTCAGCATACCGGTATTTATTTCGCCCTTTACCGAATATCGCTGCAACTCGTTGAGCACACGTCTGTAATCTGGAAAATGCTTTTGTATGATCTGTGCAACAACTTCAGCATCATACTTGATGTTCTCCAGTTTTAACACTTGCTGCACTTTTTTCATGAATGCAGCTGCCATCTTTACTTTGTTGCCATTTTTGATCTTGAACTCAATAACAGAGCAACGAGAATGAATAGCACCAATCAACCTAGCCTTATGATTACAAGTAAAGATAAATGAACAGTTTGACGAAAACTCTTCAATAGCAGCGCGCATACCAGCTTGTGTATCTGGAGTTAGATTATCTGCCTCATCAATGATGATAACCTTTCTACCACCAGCAAATGAAACAGATGACGCATACTGCCTAATCTTGGTTCGAAGAATGTCAATGCCTCGTTCTTCAGAACCATTGATCATCATATAGTCGCAACCAATCTCATCACACATAGCCTTTGCAATTGTTGTTTTACCAACACCTGGTGTGCCAGTGAGAAGAAGATTGGGTATTTTTTTCGTATTCACATATTGTTGAAATACACTCTTCAAAAAGTCTGGTAGAATACAGTCTTCAACCTTCTTTGGGCGGTATTTCTCCACCCAAAGAAACTGATCATTATCAAGCATCACAACCCCCAAGGTTATTTCTTCTTAGTAACAGCCTCGTATGTATTCTGAAAATCCTGATCTTCCTGAACATCGCTCTCGAAGCTTTGCTTGTAATATGTCTTTGCCATACGACGCAACAGCTTCTTCGGAAAACCTAGCTCTTCACTTACACTATTGATCGTTTCCTTGACCAAATCACGCTCAGCAGCAACTCGTGTCATACTGTCATTGATAGTCTGAATAGCTTGTGCAACCTTCTTCACATCATCAGGTGTTAGATGAGGAATACCACTATTATGACCGATATTAGACATATCACTCGCCTCCGTAGCTGGAACCATTCTTCTCAATGGCAATCCAATACTTGATCTTCTTATTGGTGCCTTCAAACAAAGCAATACCACTCTTCGATGCAGTAACAGTGTAATCTGTGGGCAACAACTTCAAGTATTCGCTACGAATAATCAAACGATACTTTACACCATTACCTTCTTGAATCTCAAGCTTCTGCTCATGAGCAGCATCGTTATTCGCATCAAATGCACTAATGTATACCTTTGCACCATCACTCTCAATCGCCACATGTGGCAGCTGAAGGATAGCAGTTGAACGAAGAAGCCATGTAAGATCATCCTGTGAAAGATTAAATGTTACATCTTTCGATGGAAGATTTAGCTTCTTGTCTGGCGTAGTAACGATCAAACTGGTATCGGTGTAGCGATACTTGATCCTGGCTCTACCAGAGCGAGCAACAATGCAAAGGAACTTCTCGTCCAAAACGACCTCAGGTTCATCGCCAGCAAGCGAAAGAATGCTCAAAAGGCTACCAAGATCATAAATACCGAAATCGCGGTCGAAGCTATCGCCTTGAATCTCAGCTTCAGACACAATCACCTTTTGAGGTGAAATAGTCTGAACAACATTACCCTTCTTGAAGACGATACCAGGATTGATTGATTGATAGTTCTTCAAAATAGACAAAGTATCTTGTGTCAGTTTCATGATATAAACTCCTAGGTTAGATCTATGCACATATTATACTGATGTTTCTAAAGAAGTCAAGAAAGATTTTTCAGGCTCTAAACTCTCAAGCATCAAAACCACATCGCTCTCAAGATCTTCTAATGAGCCATTGTTAGTTATGGTGTAATCAATCTTATACCCCATCCACGCCCACTCAGAATAATGCTTGTCCGGGCGTATGTCAGTTTGTTTATTGTTGTACATCACGGCTTGATAATACCAATTAGGCGGATCTCCACGATGTATTTCTATAACCTTGCCACCCATGCGATGAATGGCGTCGATCTCATTCGGAAAACGAACATCTGTGATGACATAATCTATGCCATCTTTTATCCTCTCAGATATTCTTTTTTCTAGGCATGCAATCCAGAAATCATCATGAATGCACATACGCATCGACTCTGTTCCAACAATCTGTAACATCAATCGAGGTGTGATGTCACGACCAAATCTTTCACTCCACCAAGGATCAATAGTTTCTCGAAACTCTCTGGATCTTTCTGTATCACCTTCTAACAGGTCTCTACGCCATCCAAATAAGTTTGCAACAACATCCTTCAAAGGAGCAGCGAAGCTCTCTGTGAGAAAACCTCGCTCTGCCAATATCTTTCCAGCAGTTCCTTTACCTGATCCTATTGTACCAACGAATCCAATTAGCATCAAATACGCCCTGTGTATTGAGCAATCTTAGGAAGATCACCAGTGAATGCAAATGTACCAACATGTTGTGTCTTCATCCATGGGCACAACCAAATCTTAGCTCCCATCTTCCGAGACATTTGACAAAAGAAATAATCCTCGGACAAGTATCTCTCTGATGAGCCTGGTGCATTAGGTCCACGATCAATAATCGTGTCGAAGTATGCATGAATGTATCTTGATCCATCGAAATGCTTTTGTCCAACATGATCAGGCTTGTATCGATACTCTGGATATGCCTGCTCGAACTGCCTAAACACTTCGCGCTTGATCATCATGAATCCTGTACCAATCTCCATAACCTCAAGAGGATCAGAAATTGAAAAATGTTTTGTTCCAGCAACAGGATTAAATACAAACTCACCAACCAATCCGTCAAGCTCACCTGGTGAAATGTCAGGATTTTTCTTTACAGCTTGAGCAATATTGCCCCAATTGATTGACTTCTTAGGATAAGGTCCACCAATGATCTCTTTATCAAGAGCCAACAATGTGACAACATCTTGTGGATTGAAATGTATGTCGGAATCAATGAAAAGCAAATGTGTGAACTGCTCGTTACGCAAAAACTCATCGGTCAAATAGTTTCTTGCACGAGTAATCAATGATTCATTGAACAAAAATGAAAACTTAGTTTCAACATTATATTGTTGCATAATAGATTGTAAGTCCAAACAAGACTTCATGTACAAACCATTATTCATACCACCATACATCGGTGTAGCAACAAACAACTTTCTTTTACGCAACTCATCAACTGAAATTGATATTTCCATACTATACTCCAATCAGATAAAATGATCAAACCATGACACTATTTAGCTCCCTAAAAATAAAGAGGGCCCTTACGAGCCCTCTTTTTTCGTGTTAGTTTGTATCAGACAGCAGTCTTGCGTTCACGATACACATCTGCAATACCAGAGCGCATCTCTGCATTAGGAATGCCCATACGATAGAAATTGAACTTGGTCCCATCAATGCGGGACTTCACATTCGTATAGATAGGCCATCCCTCTTCGCGAAGTTCCTGAATACGCTGTGACACATTCTGTACACCAAAACGACTACGCGCCTGCTTTACAGTAAATGTGCCACCCTTCTTCAAAGCCTTCAACATGCGATCCTTAGCGGAAACATTCTTCATATAATATACTCCATCATAAATGGTTGCTTGTAGTGAGTGCGATGCACGCAACCTTATACATCGCACTTTTCGAAAACTCAAAACTCGACTTCTTGCGAATTACTCGCCGGAGCAACAGCAACAATAGCTTCAGCTCCAGCAGGATCAATCACAACCTCAGCATCAATCTTCGTATACAAATCCATAAACGAAGTCTTTGTATCAGCATCAAAACGATTCAAACACAGCTGAATAGCCTTCTTACGATCACCATTGAAGATCATATAAGCTTCGCAAATGTGAACCAAACGACGAGTGGAAATGATTTCGTTCACACCACCATCATAGAATGTACGACGAATAGCATCAGCCCATTTAATCAAAAGATCAACAAAGTTTTTGTCTTTCTCATCAGTCGTCTTTTCAAGAACATTAATGAGAATACGACGCTCTGCGTTAGCAGGCGGGTATTCCTGCTCAAGAGTGATAGAGAATCGTTCCAAGAACGCTTCGTTCATCACATTGGTGCCAATGAAACGACCATCATCAGAACCTTTACCTTTGGTGTTTGCAGTAGCAACAACAGTAAACCCAGAAGCAGGTGTGATCAGTTTATTGATTTTCTTCAAAAAGATCGACTTACCTTCAAGAACAGGCTGAAGGCACATAAGCTTGATTGAGCCAAGGTCGACCTCGTCGAGCAAAAGAACTGCACCACGCTCCATTGCCATAACAACAGGACCATTATGCCACACAGTATGACCATCAATCAGTCGAAAACCACCAATCAAATCATCTTCATCAGTCTCAGCTGTAATGTTGACTCGAACCATTTCGCGATTCGTTTTGGCACAAACCTGTTCAACCATCATAGTCTTACCGTTACCAGAAAGACCAGTGATATACATTGGATAGAATCGCTTGGACTTGATAATAGACTCAACGTCTTCGAAGTTACCGAATGGTACATATTTCGGAAAACGAGCAGGAACCAAGGATTCAGAAAGATTTGTTGGATTCGATTTCACAGCCATTTGATTTTCTACAGGAGCAGGAACGAAAGGAATTGGCGCTGGAACGGGTAAAGGAATAACTTTGTTCGTGCTCCGAGCGTTATCAACCGTCGCAGTTTGTGGTAAGCGATAAAGACCACGACCGATACGATAGCTCTCGTCGTTCATTAGCCATGATGGCCATTGAATTCCGAACTTAGCCATAAGGTATTTGATGTTATAGCGAGTAATCTGGTCGGTAAAACCATTCTCATTTGCCAGGCTAACAAACGCCATTTGCTTAGCGGTCAGTTCCATTTTCATCCTCATCAACGATTAGGTTCACATTATACTCGACAACTGTCGTGGCGTCAAGCGATTTTTTCGATGAACTGATTCAGGAAGATACGGTTTTCCAACTTATTCTTGTAATACTTAGAAAGTTGTTTAGCAATAGACCTAGCACTATCTTTAGTCGTTATTTGGTAACCCTTATCATTGATCCGAAGATTTTCGCCATCTTTGATAAGGTATTGTGTTCCGTAGATCGTATCATTGAAACTCAAGAAGTTCTCTTTCAAAAACTTATTTCTGTAAGTTTCAAAATCAAGGGTCTCATCAATCATCTTCAATGCTGACATAAAATATCCTTTATGTGCACCGATAAGATGAAAACCAATAATATTACAATCAGTGCGAGCGCGAAGGTTTGCCAACAAGCATTTAGTTGAGTGTTGGTATCCATCAACAAGGCGATACTCGTTCTTCAGTTTATTGTCTCGAAGCACAATAGTTTTGTTATACACAGCCATATATGCATTTGAATTGTTTCCATGTGTGATAAAATGTTGTGAATCACCACCATCTGTCAAGAAAATGGTGTTTACGACTTCAGCCTTGAACTTCTTACGAAACTTGTTCACAATGTCAGATGCAACGATGATTGTTTGATTCAAAGGAGTGCCACCCAATCCCAGTTGGCGAATATCCATACCACTAATCTTGTGGATATTATCTTTCAACACGGATAAGTTAGCAATCATCTCGTTAAGCTGTTTCACATTCATTTGAGAAGACAAAAACTGCAACAATGCAAGTTTTTCTTCAACTAAAACTTCTCCAGTTTTGAACTGAATATTTTTGTAATTCGGATTCCCACCTTTATTATTTATAAAATAAGAATCACTGAAAGCATATACTTCAAAAGGAATCTGCACACGCTTACAGAACAACACAAGATTCACCAATTGATCAAGAGTACCTTGAATGTTGGTAGACATTGAACCAGACCAGTCAAGGAACATCACTAATCCATGATTCTTACCATTGGGCACATTAGTGATACGACGAAAGATATCTTCATTGTATTTGTAAGAATACAACTTATTCGTATTGATCACACCAGTCTTACTGATAGATGCACGAGCATGAGCCTGAGCAGCTTTACGCATCTCGAACTCTTTGACCATGTAAGCAATAACAGGTGTATTCTCACGACGAAGCTTATTGCCTGCAAGCAATCTATTTGCCAATGAGAATTGACCCAATGACAAAAGCTTTCCGTTGATAGTCTTGATTCGAGAAAACATTTCTTCGAAATCAGTAAGCAGCTGAGTGTACGGAATAACGAAATGATCTGAGTTCAAGTAAGGAATATCAGCGTAAAAATATCCTTTACTGAACTTTTTCTCATTCAAAAGATTTTTATTCTTTTCCCAATTCTGGTCAGTCTCAGAAGTCAGATTATTAGGATGAGGTGTCTGATCTCCACCAACAGTAGAGTCAGATTTGTTGTTTTTAC